GTCGCTGTCAGATTGAATTGCATCCGCAGGACACTCTGGCTCACAAACACCACAGTCTATACATTCATCTGGATTTATTACTAACATATTTTCGCCTTCATAAAAGCAATCTACAGGGCATACAGTAACACAATCCATATGTTTACATCTTATACATTTATCATTAACAATGTAAGTCATACGTTATTATAATATAATTTAGGAAATTTCACAATAAAAAAAGGGAGGACAAAGCCTCCCTTTATATTTAGGTATCCAACTCTTATGAGAAAGAAATGTTGCTCATTGCAACTTCACCTACGTAGTCACCTGCATTACCAAGAGATGATGCAGTGTTTGATAACTCTACATAACCATATCTTGTCATGAATGAAACTACTGGCTCAAAAGTTGATGGATCTAATACAGTACCTGAACTCATTAGCGGTATGTATGGGCAATAGAATGCCGCCGCATCTGTTTCACTTGAACCTTTATATCCAACCAATACTGCTTTACCATCTGCCGCATATGAATCTACATAAATTCTCATTGCACCATTAAGTGTTCCTACAAACTTAGTGTTTGTTGGAGCCTCAAAAGCACCTTCTGTAGTTCTTGCGAATGCTGATGTTGAAGCACTTTGTAGAACAGTTAATGACTCTGGTGATACTACTGCATAGTTACCAGCACCACGTCTTGTTCTTTGTGCAATCTTATTAGCAGTTCTGTTAATTAAAACAGCCAATGCCGCATGTTCGTCACCTACATATGTAGCAGTACCTGAAACAGCCGCTTGGTTAAATGTTTCTTCTGTAGCCGCTAGTGCTCTTAATGAAGCAAGAACTTCTTGGTCAATCTCAGCAGTGATTTCTTGTGCTAGAGCCGCCATTACTTCTGCTTCTACGTCAATACCGTGCATTGACTGTGCATCTTGAGCCGCTTCAAAAGTCCATCTTGCTTGTAACTTTCTTGTTTTTGCTTCTACAGGTTGCTTTAAGATTTGGATAGATAGTTTACTTCCACCTGTTCCTTCTTTAGCCGCTGTAGTATCTGCTCTACCAGTTGTTGTTGAACCGGAATATGCAGTTGCAATTTTAAATGGTGATAAAGCCTCATCACCTGCTACAGTGTCTGTTCCTAGGTCACCAGTTGCAGTTGAAGTAACTGTCTCTGCATATCTTACACGTAATGTGTGGATCTGTCCAACTGGACCTTGCATTGGTTGTACACCAACGATTTCGTTAGCAATAACAGTTGGCATAACACGTCTGATAACTGGTAAAATTACTCTGTTTAGAGTTGCTATATTACCTGACGCACTTGCACCTGTTGATGCCGCCTCTTTTAAGTATTTACGAGTGTTTTCTAAAACTACACTCATGCTGTTACGGCGATTACCTTCTAATCCTTCAAGTAAAGCATCTTTGGTATCACCCCAACGGCTTTCTAATAGTACATCTGACATTTATTGTCTCCCTATAAGTACTTTATTTCAAGCCAGCCAGTTTGCGAATATCAATAATATTACTATCTAATTCGCCTTCTGATGCTGATTTTTGTTGTTTATCACCAGTAACTGCTGAACGACTTTCGCTAATAACTTTTTTAGACTCTTTAGTTATTTTCTTTCCGTCCATCACCGCTGGTAGATATCTATCAAAAGCATCCTTTAACTTTGAAGTTTGAATGCTCTCCAATAAGTCAGTCATAATCGCCTGCTTATCTTTATTAAGAGGTTTAAGTAAAGCACTCATTGTTTCTTTACGTTGAGCATTTTCCTTTATAATAGCAATTTCTTGCTCCTTACCCTCTACAATCTTTTGTTTTTCATCTGCATTTTTCTTTGATTCTTGAAGTTCAGTAGTTTTAGCAACTATCTGTGCTTCTAAATCTTTAATCTTTTGATTTTCATTTAAATGACTTGATGAAAATTCAGTGGCAAAAGTTTCAAAAATCTTACGTCCGAAATTATTTTCTTTTGCGATCTGAATGTCTTCTTTCAATTGTTTCATTTCGCCTTGTAAATATTTTGTTACTGCATCACCAACAGTTTTACCTGTTCGTGCAACAAAATTTTCTTTAAGGTCCTTAAATTTTGAACGAGCCTCTTTTACTAATCTAACTTTAGTTTCGACCACATCGTTACGATCTCTTTGGAACTCGCCTATTTCTTCTGCAAGTTGTTTTGTAACAAATTCTTCTAATTTTGCAATATTCTCTTGCTGAACTTGTCTTTCACTGCGTAACTCTTTGATTTCTTCTGCTAAAGTCTTTAATAGAAACTTGTCAAAATTTCCTGAAGTTTCTTGCATTTTACTTACAAATTTTGCACGATCTTCTGCAAGTTTTTTCTTCTCTTCAGCGACACCTTCTAGTTCTTTTGTTAGACCTTCAGTAACCATACGATCCAAGGCTTCAACCATTGTTTTTTTGTCGTGTTCATAACGACCTGCGAACTCTTCTCTTAGTTCTGCAGTAACTTGATCTCTGACTTCACCTAATTTACTTTCCCATTGCTCTTGGATAGCATTTTTAGTGTCTTCATTAACCAAATCACTGTCTAATAGTGGTTTGATAGCATCTAGCATTTGGATCTCCTAGATCTTTAAATTGCCTATAAGACGATTAATCTCATCTTTTAGGTATTTCTGTACTTTCTGATCATTACCCGCTTCACGAGCCATGTCAAGTACTCTATGTCCTCCTCGCATATTCAGTAGTCCTTCGTAAATCGCTACTGGATAGGCATTTGGAGCACTTGGTTGAGCCACAATATCAACTGTGACTATTTCAAAATCACTAACATTACCAGTGGATTCTGCTACGTTTCCACTACCTCTGCTACTGACTCCTAATCTTACATCCTGTTGTAACATAGTTTTAACTAAATTTCCCATAGGAGTGTCAAGAATCTTTAATTTGCCGTAACCGTTCGGCCCATCCATCCACATACTCTCTATCATATGTGATACTCGATCGAGGTTAATTTTTAGATCGTCTGGATGATCAACTTCGCCTAAAACACTATTGCCTTGTTTTATTTGCTCATTGATGGTTGCTACAGCATCTGTTATTTCTGAGACAGGGTAAACACGCTGATTAGCGTTTTTTACCCCACCCATTATACAAATGCCTTTCATATAGAGATCTTTGCCTTCGTTAGCACTTTCAACAATAGTTTTACTTTCTGCAAAGGTTAAGTTTTCTCTAAGATTAATCATAGGAATTTCTACCTATTATACTTTTTTCATATCTGGCTTAGTGGTCATTCCCATATCTTGTGATTTAGGAGTTGCTCCACCTGTTTCTTCACCGCCTTGTGCTATACTTTTAGCATTAGCGGGTGTCGCCATCTTTTTTGGTTCTTTGATAGATGCTGTATTAATACCGGACTCTTCACCTGTTACTGGTGCAGGAGCCTTTTCGGCATACTCTTTTACAGTTTCTTTTGATTCTTCAACTTCTTCAGTTGCTTCATCTGATGCTTCTTCAACTGATTCCATCTCATCTTTGTCCATTTCCATATCGTCCATGTCCATTTCATCAGCAGGTGCTTCTTCGTCACCCATTTCTAAATCATTTGCATTTACAATATCTTCGAACTTTTGCTCTAATTCTGCAATAGCATCTTTTAGTTCATCAATTTCTTCTTCGTTTTCTTCTGCTGATGCTTCGTCTACGTTTAGACCTTCTTCATCTGCTTCAATATCATCTATCATATCATCTGCAGAATCACCGCCTAGTTCTTCGTCAACATCTGATTCATCAACTTCTTCGTCAGATTCTTCAATTTCAGACTCTTCGCCTTCCATTTTCTTCTTCTTTTTCATTTTGCCATGCATTTCTTCATCGACATCTTCGTCTTTTGCTTCTTCTACTTCTTCAGTAGATTCTGCTTTTTCATCCACTTGATCTTCGTCTACTAGTCCTTCGTAAATTTCACGTGACTTTTCAACGACAATCTCATGAAATAAATCTTTTGCTTTTGCTTCATCTTCAGCAATAAACAATTCAATTAATTCCTCAAATTTATTTTTCATTTAAAAACTCCTAATTCATAAGGCATTTGTATTATAATGACTAGTTTTATTTATATCTGTTAATTAGTTTACGATTATATACTACTTTTTTGAATCAAAAAAGATGATATACGTTATTGTTGAGGAGCAGGAGGCGAAAATTGCTTTCTAATTTCTTTAATTGATTGCTGATATTCTGTAATTTTTAAATCATTCAATTTACGCAATTTACTGATTTGTTCTAGGCTCAGACGTGTTTTTCTAGTATCATCTAACTTTGCTACACTATCATCTTCATATTTTGGTGTAACTTTTTCTATTTCACCAGTAGTATTTTTCACTTGTATTTCGTTAGAATTCCTACTAAAATGTGTATTCTTTACGGGTACAGATACCATTATATCATTTTTTTCTAATTCGAATAATAACATGTAACTATTTATCCTGTACTAATTCTAACATCATTTCCGGATCTAAACAGCCTGCCGGCCACTCCTGGATCTGATGTTGGAAGGTTAGTGAAATCTATTTGTGTGCCATCTGCCGCAAGATTTCCTGTGACTGAAACACCACCTGATGTAGTTTCAAACTTTTTAGTATCGTCGTGATAAAGTTCAACTGCGCCATCGGCTACAGCCTTTATCATTGTTTCTGAACCACTGTCCTTACCAATTATCACATTGTTGTCGCTCTGAATGTAAAGGCTTCCGGTTCCTGTTTCTCGTATTATTGAATGACTTCCATTGTGGAATAACTTTAGGTCATTAGCGGCGCCAAGTCCAATATAGTTGTCACTGACACTGCCATCACCTATATTAAAAATGCCTGTTACTGTTGCTCCAGTGGATGTTGTTTCAAACTTTTTAACATTATCAAAGTAGAGTTCTACTCCTGCATCATCAGAAAATTTTGCAAAAGTTTCGCCAGCGGCAATACTTGTTATCAAAACGTCATTGTCTGATTGTATAAAAACATCCTTAGTGGTATTAGAAGGGTTGTTACGAATTACTAAATGACCGTTTACATTATCAATTACACTGTTGTTAAAAGTAGAATCATGAAATAACTGTAAATCATTACTAGCACCCAAGTTAACTTTTTCGTCATCACCTAAACTTAAAGCATCCGCAGTTACTGTACCTGTAATACTAATATTACCTGTACCAGTAATATCTTTACTGTTTAAATCTAAGTTTCCGCCTAGTTGTGGTGTAGTAT